GGAGGGTGTGGCGGGCGCCGATGGCGGCCGCCTACCTCGAGGTGGATATGGGGGCGCTGCTGCGGCTGGCCGAGCTGGTCGAGTTGCAGGCGCGTGGTGATCTGACGCTGCTGGCTGAGATCCGCCAGCTCGAGGATAGGTTCGGGTTGACGCCGAAGTCGCGGCAGCTGTTGCAGTGGCAGGTGTTGTCGGTTGGGGAGGCGGGGTCGCCGCCGGTGTCGTCGTCCCCGGCGTCGGCGGCGAGTGTGCGCCGGTTGCGCGCGGTTGACCCGCAGGCGGCGGCGGGGTGAGCGAGCCGGTGCGTGAGCCTGGGGCGTCGGGGCTGGTGGTCGTGCAGGAGCCGGGGCCGCCCGAGCTGTTCGTCATCTACCTGCACGGCCGCCGTGTCGCCGAGTTTGAGTCGTTGCCGGACGCGCTCGAGCATGTGCGGCGTGACTGGAACGGCGGCGAGCCGATCGAGACGCCGTGAATGCCGTGGCGTGGGGCTGACTACCCCGGCGAGTTTCCGACGCTCGGCTACGCGGTCGCCGAGCTGATCCAGTCGCGGTGTGTGATCCCTGACGGTGACCATGCCGGCGAGCCGTACTTGCTCACTGACGAGATGCTGCGGTTTTTGCTCTGGCACTACCGGGTTGATCCGGCGTCGGGCCGGTTCGTGTTCAGCCGTGGGTCGCAGCTGGTGCGGCCGCAGAAGTGGGGGAAGGCGCCGCTGGCGGCGGCGGTGATCTGCGCGGAGGTTGATCCGGAGGGGCCGGTGTTGTTCGCCGGCTGGGACGCGCAGGGTGAGCCGGTGGGGCGGCCGTGGGCGACGCCGTGGGTGCAGGTGACGGCCAGCTCGGAGGACCAGACCGACAATGTGTGGCGGGCGTTGGTGCCGATGATCGAGTTGGGCCCGCTCGCCGCCGTGTTGACGGATACGGGTGAGACGCGGATTAACCTGCCGGGCGGCGGTCGTATCGAGCCGGTGACGGCGTCGGCGCAATCCCGGCTGGGGCAAAGGCTGACGTTTGCGGTGCAGGATCAGACGGAAGGTTGGACGCGTCGGAACGGCGGTCGGGCGTTGGCGGATACGCAGCGGCGGAACCTGGCCGGCATTGGCGGCCGCTGGTTGGAGTCGACGAACGCGTGGGATCCGACGGAGGAGAGCGTGGCGCAGCAGACCGCCGAGTCCGGGGAGCCGGGTGTGTACCGCGACGACGTCGAGCCGGGCGCCGGGTCGGTGCGGAATAAGCGGGAGCGGCGGCAGATGCTGCGGCGGGTGTACGGCGACTCCTGGTGGGTGGACCTGGAGCGGGTCGACGAGGAGGTCGTCGCGTTGTTGGAGCGTGACCCGGCGCAGGCGGAACGGTATTTCCTGAACCGCAAGCGGGCGGCCGCGGACGCGGCGTTCGACGCCGGCCGGTTCGGCGAGCTCGCGGTCGAGCGTCAGCCGCCCGAGGGTGCGGTCATTGTCGTGGGTGTGGACGGCGCGCGTTTCGACGACGCGTTGGCGCTGGTCGCGACCGAGGTCGAGACGGGGTTCCAGTGGCCGCTGGGGGTGTGGGAGCGGCCGGAGCTGGCGGACGACGGGTACGAGCACCCGCTCGGCGAGGCGGACGCCGCGTTGGAGGACGCGTTCGACCGCTTCGACGTGTGGCGGGTGTACGCCGACCCGCAGTGGATCGACGGGCTCGTCGACGGCTGGCGCGGCCGCCACGGCGCCGGCAGCGTGTTCGCCTGGCATACCAGCCGGGTGCGGGCGACCGCGTGGGCGGTGCGTAACTATGCGCAGGCGGTCGGCGCCGGCGACCTGTCGCACAACGGCGACCCGCTGCTCGTGCGGCATGTGGCGCAGGCGCGCAAAAGGATGGTGCCGGTGTTCGACGAGGAGCACCGGCAGCTGTTCGTGCTGGCGAAGGACAGGCCGGGGTCGCCGCGGAAGATCGACGCGGCGATGGCGGCGGTGTTGGCGTGGGAGGCGCGTGGTGACGCGATCGCTGCTGGGGCGGAGCGGCCGCGGCGGCGGGAGCCCGCGCCGTTGCTGTCGTTCTGAGGTTGACGCGTTTGCGTCACACGGCCGCGGCGGCCGCCGTCTATCCTGGCCGGTGAGAATTCGAATCGAAAGGAACGAAGGTATGAGGTACCTCGTTATCGCCGCCGTTGTGGCCGCTCTCGCCGTTGTGGCCGCTGCGGGTGCGCAGGCCGCCGACGGGTGGCGTGTCGCCAAACGCGCGTCCGACACAGGCAGCTACGCGACGTTCGTCTACGGGATCGGCCAAGGGCGCCTCGCCCGGCTGACGTTGCGCGCGGCGAAGGGCAACCGGCTCGAGCTCATCGGCTCCAGCGTCAACTGCTCGTCGCGCGACTACAGCCGCACCGTCGCACACGACCTGCCGCGTGTCACCTATACCGCCCGCGGTATGGGCAAGCCGATCGTGCGGCTGATCCGGCCGACATTCGCGGGCGCGGCCCGCTGCGACTTCAGCGTGACCGTGCACGGCGGCCCCGGCCTGCTGCGCATGCTGCTTGAGGTGCGCGGCGGCTAGACTCCCCGCCGGTACCTCAATACCACGGCGGCGGCCCCTCCGGCTCCCGGCGGCCGCCGCCGTTTTCTTTTCACACGAGCGTTCATGGGACATGGGCGAGTACGAGTGGGCAGAGCAGATCCGGTGAACCGGCGCACACTCGAGCGCAGCGACCTTGAGGACCTGTTGAGCGCGTTCGAGGACGCGTGGGCGGAGCAGACGGGGGAGCGGCTGACCACGGCGGAGTTCTACGACCGCTACCGGCGAGGCGAGGCCCCGGACACGACGTTCTCGATGTCCTGGGCGTCGTACTACGAAATTGCCTCCGCTGCGAGCCAGCAAACCTGGACCTGGTTCGTTCGCTCGCTGCGACTGGGTGATTTGCGCGAGGCTGATCGGGCGTAACCAAGCGGTTCGTGAGGACGAAAGAGACGATTTTGCGCGAGCACTTGTTACCTGCCTTTCTCTGACCGCTCTGACATATGAATCGTCTCTCGACGGATTCGTGCGCGTCCACTCCGCTGTTACCCGAGGGTTTAGACTGTGCGGCCGTGAGCGTTCTTGAGGCGCCGGCGCTGGCGTCATCAGACGACGTCGACGCGCTCGAGCGGCTACGCGACGGGCTGCTCGGCCGGCTGCGCCTGCAACGCGAACAAGCCGAAGGGTTCTACGACTGGTACCGCTGCCGCCAGGAGCCGCCGGACATGCCTCCTGCCGCCGACTCTCGTCCCGAGTTCAACCGGCTGCGCCGCATGGCACGCGGCGCCTGGGCCCGGCTGATCGTCGACACCATCACCGAACGGCTGTCGATCCAGGGGGTGCGCAGCACCGGCGGCGAGGCCAGCGACGACCGCGCCTGGCAAATGCTCGTCAGCAGCCGCGTCGACTCCGACCAACGCGACGTTCACACCGAGGCGCTGATCACCGGCCGCAGCTACGTCAGCGTCAGCGGCAGCGGCGACAGCGTCCGCATCAGCCCCGAAACCTGCCTCGAGGTCACCCACGCCGCGGTCGCCGGCGACCGCCGCACCGTCGACGCCGCCCTCAAGGTGCTGCCGTTGGGCGATGGCCGCTGGCTCGCCGAGTTGTACACACCACGGCTGATCGTGTCCTGGGAGGCCGGCTACCGCGACAGCGGCCGCTCCCCGTTGGTGGACGGGTCGCGCGCACCCTGGGCGGAGCCGCTGCTGGTGCCGAACGACCTGGGTGTGGTGCCGATCGTGCCGTTCGAGAACCGGCCGACCGTCGCCTCACCCGGCCTGTCCGAGCTCGACGAGCTGGTGCCGATCATGCAACGCATCCAGGAGCTGGAGCTGGCGAAGCTGATCGCCGCTTACGCGGTCACGTTCCCGCAGAAGTGGGCGACCGGGCTGAAGGTCGAGCGCGACCCGGCGACGGGCGCGCCGATCCCCTACCACGCCGGCCCGCTCAGGTTGTGGGTGAGCGAGGACGAGAAGACGGCGTTCGGCGCTTTCCCCGCCGGCGAGATCGGCCAGTACCTGCGCGCGATCGACGACGAGATCGCCGAGCTCGCCGCCATCTCCAGGGTGCCGTCCTACTACTTCGTCCAGTCCGACCTCGCGAACCCGCCGTCCGCCGAGTCGCTCGTCACCTCCGAGACCGGGCTCGTGACGAAATGCCTGGACCGGCAGTTGTCGTTCGGCGAGTCGTGGGAGCAGGTCGTGCGCACCGCCTCCCAAGCGGCCGGCGACGCCGAGCTCGCCGCCGACACCCAGCTGGAGATGCTGTGGCATACGCCGGAGCGGCGCAACCCCGCCGTCATCGCCGACGCCGCCACGAAGCTGCAAGCGGTGGGTGTGCCCACCGAGGCGATCTGGTCGTTCCTCGGCTACTCGCCGCAGGCGATCCAGCGCATGCGCGTGCAGG